CGCCCAAAACGATCGAGTCTCTCCCGAAACGTAGGCTTTTGGTGACACTTGCCGAAACGTAAGCCAACGAAGCCGAGGCCCAAAAGCGTTCCGGTGCCGAAGAAACAGGCACCGCCGGTGGTGAAGCGTCCTCCCGGCCGGCCTCGCGGCAACCCGGATGTTGCGGCCGAGAAAAAGCGGATTGCCGACATCGAGCGGTCCCGCGAGACGACCCGCAAGGGTTCCGACATCGGCGAAGTGCCGGCAGTTGTGAATCCCGATCGCCGGGAGGCGTGCCGGCTCGATTTGGAGCGGTTTCTGGTCGAATACTTCCCGCATACCACGGGTTTGTCGCCGTTTTCCGACGATCACAAGCGGGTAATCGCACGCATTCAGGACTGCCTTTTGCGTGGCGGCCGGTTCTGCAATGCGGTCTACCGCGGCTTCGCCAAAAGCACCCTTTCCGAGAACGCTGCCATTTGGGCCACGCTGTACGGCCATCGCCGGTTCGTCGCCATCTTCGCGGCCGAGGGAGGCCTGGCCGACAAGGCGATCAACTCGGTCAAGACGGAGTTGAGCGAGAACGACTTGCTCTACGAGGACTTTCCCGAGGTCTGCCATGCCGTGCGGGCCATCGAGGGCAAGACCCAGCGTTGCAACTCGCAGACGCACCAAGGCAAACGCACCCACATCAAGTGGCAGAAGGATTCGGTGGTGTTCCCGACCATCGAAGGCAGCCTTGCGTCCGGCTCGATCGTGGCGTCGAAAGGCCTCGGCGGCTCGATCCTCGGCTTGCGGCACAAGGCGGCGGACGGCCGGCAGCTTCGGCCGGACTTCGCGATCGTTGACGACCCACAGACTCGCGAGTCGGCCAAGCATCCGGGCCAGTGCGAGACGCGGCTGGAGGTGCTACGCAAGTCGATCCTGAAGCTCGCCGGTCACAAGTCCACGATGGCGTGCGTTGTCAACGCAACGGTGATCCAGAACGGCGACATGGTGGATCAGTTGCTCGACCCGGTGAAGTCGCCAGGGTGGCAGACCGAGCGAATCCCGATGGTTCGCAAGTGGAGCGACCGTCACGAGGACTTGTGGCTCGACAAGTATGCCACGATCCGCAAGACGTTTGACCGTTCCATCGTCGGCGACCAGGCGAGGGCGCACCGCGAGGCGAACGAGTTCTACCTTGCGAACCAGGCGGAGATGGACCGCGGTTGCGAGGTGTCGTGGTTCCACTGCTTCGATGAGGAGCGGGAACACTCGGCCGTTCAGCACGCCTACAACTTCCTCATTGACGACGGCGAAGACGTCTTTGCGTCGGAGTGCCAGCAGCAACCGCTCGCGAACACTGCCGCCAATGCCGGCGTGACGACTGCGGACATCATGGCGGCCACGCTGAACGTGCCGCGGTGGGTGGTGCCGGCTGGCTTGGATACGCTCACGGCCTTCGTGGACGTGCAGGGCACGGCACTCTACTGGAAGGTGGTGGCCTGGGGCCAGCGGCTTCGCGGCCACGTGGTTGCCTATGGCACCTACCCGGACCAGGGGCGTGCGTTCTTCACGCTGCGTGACGTCAAGCACACGTTGCAGCGTGCGGCGAACACCGAGCAACTCGACGCGGCGATCCACGCCGGGCTTGAGGCGGTTGCTACGCTGCTGATGGATCGCGTCTACGAGCGTGAGAGCGATGAAACCGAGATGCGGGTGCGTCAGTTGTTCATCGACTGCAACTGGGCACAGTCGGCATCGGTGGTGCGTGCGTTCTGCCGCCGGTCGAAGTGGGGCCAGCAGATCATCCCGACGCACGGCCGGCACGTTGGTGCGAGGCGACGGTCACTCAGTGACGGCAAGCCGGCGGCCGGCGAGCGAAGCGGCGTGTCGTGGGTAACGGCCACCTACGAGAAGCAGCGGCACGTGCTTTTCGATACCAACTTCTGGAAGAACTTCGTGGCCGGCCGCATCAAGCTGCCGCAAGGCGACCCGCAAGGTATCACAGTCCACGCGGGCCAGCATCCGATGCTGTGCGAGCAATGGACGGCCGAGTACCCGCAACGCATCGTGAACGAGTCAGCCGGCCGCGAGGTCGATGAATGGTCGCAGATACCGGGCCGTGATAATCACTTTTGGGACTGCATCACCGGTGCCGCGGTCGCCGCGTCCTACCTCGGCTTGTCCGATGTTGGTGCCGAAGTCGCCCCACCACCGCGGCGCGTTGCGGTGAGTGCGGAGGAGGCGCGGCGACGTCGCGAGGAGATCATGCGACGGTTCGGATAGCGTCTGTCGGCCGGGAGGTCACGTGGACACCGGTACACTGAACGGTAGGAAGGCGATGCACGCTTTCCGTGCCGTAGGTGCTGCCGGATGGCCGACAACGACGACGTTCTCGACGCGATCGCTGACAACCTGGCGCAGCCGAAGCGGGCGCGTACGGATGCCGGCGAAGTTGAGCAGCACGACCTCGACAAACAGGTTGCGGCAGCCAAGTTCGTCATCGACGGGCGGGCCGCTTCAGCCTCCGCATTCGGCGGGCTGCGATTCGCTCGCGTCGAGGCTCCGGGGGCCGCCGACTGATGGGCCTTCTCGGCATGTTCAACCGTGGCCCCAGCAAGTCGCAACTCGCGGCCACGGTCGAGGTGCAGAACGCCACGATCCAGAGCCTCGTGCGGGCCTCGTTTGACGCTGCCAAGACGCACGAGAACAACCAGCGGCACTGGGCCGCCGCTGACGGCTTCTCAGCCGATGCGGCGTTGTCGCCTGCCGTGCGGACGAAGATTCGCAACCGGGCACGCTACGAGATTGCCAACAACTCGTATGCCGCCGGCATGGCTTCGACCTGGGCGCGTGACATGGTTGGCACCGGGCCGCGGTTGCAGCTTGACCTCGGGCCGGACGTCAACCCGCGGAAGACGCGGCAAGTCGAGACGGCGTTCTTCGATTGGACCGTCGAGTGCGACCTGGCTCAGAAGCTCCGCTTGAGCAAGCAGGCCAAGATCGGTTCCGGCGAGGTGTTCGGCCTCAAGACCAACAACCGCCGGTTCCGCAAGGTGCAACTGGACGTCAAGCTCCTTGAGGCGGATCAAGTCTATTCGCCGCTCGGCACGATCGAACTGCCGAATGAGGTGGACGGCATCCGCTTCGATGACGACGGCAACCCGGTGTCGTACTGGGTCGCCAAGTACCATCCCGGCTCATCGTTCTCCGGCTGGGGCCAGGACGGCGAGTGGGTTGACGTAGACAAGGTGCTGCACTGGTTCCACGCCACCCGACCGGGCCAGAGCCGCGGCGTGCCTGAGATCACTCCGGCTCTCGAGCTGTTCGCCATGCTGCGACGTTACACGCTCGCGGTGGTGAGTGCTGCCGAGACTGCCGCCTGCTTCGCCGCGATCCTCAAGACGACGATGCCGGCGGATTCGTCCGGCGCGAAGACGCTCGACCTGTTCGAGACGATGCCGATTGTTCGCAACATGGCGATTGCCGCTCCTGACGGGTGGGAGCCCGTGCAGATGAAGGCGGAGCAACCGACCAGCAACCACGACCAGTTCGTGCGTCGGATTCTCAACGAAATCGCCCGCTGCCTAGACATGCCGTACATCGTCGCGGCGATGGATTCGTCGTCTGCCAACTACTCCTCGATGCGTGGCGACTATCAGGTTTACCGCAAGGCAATCGGCGTGGAGCGGTCGGACGTCGAGCGTATCTGGCTCGATCCGCTGTTCTATGCCTGGCTGGACGAAGCAACGCTCATTAACGGCGTGATCCCTCGAGGCCTGCCTCCGTTCGCGGAGTGGAACTGGTCGTGGACTTGGGACGGCTTTGAGCATGTGGACCCGAAGAAGGAAGCCGAAGCCGACGTACTGATGGTGGCCGGCAACATGGCCACGCTTGCGGATGTCTGCGGTCGGCGTGGCAAGGATTGGCGGCTCGTGCTGCGGCAGCGTGCTGCTGAGAAGGCACTGATGGAAGAACTCGGCCTTGACGAGTCGGACGTTGCCGTACCCGTCGCCGCTGACCCGGAGGACGCATGAGCAAGAAGAACTACAAGCTGAACCTTTCGGCCGACCTTGCCTTCGCTGCTGGCGATGGCGAGCGGCAGCCGACCGTTGACATCGTGGCCTACACCGGCGATGCGATCGCTCAGGCGTGGTCCGACGTGCCGCTCGTGGTTGACCTGGCTGGCGTCAAGGCTGGCGGCACCGTGCCGGTTCTCTACGCCCACGGCCGCGAGGACATGAACACGCTCGATAGCGTGGTGGGTGCGTCCACCGGCATCGAGAACACCGGGCGGCAGCTCAACATCACGGCCGACCTCATCCGGGGCGAGCCGAATAGCGACAAGCTCATTCGCCTCGGGTCGGCCGGCGTGCCGCTCCAGGCGTCGATCGGTGCGAGCGTTGACCGCACCGAATACGTCAAGCCGGGCACGAGCGTGACCGTCAACGGTCGCGAGTTCAGTGGCCCGCTCACCGTCGTCCGAGCCTCGCGGCTTCGGGAAGTTTCGCTGGTTCTCTTTGGTGCTGACGCCAATACGTCAGCGGCGATCGCAGCCGATGCGAGTTCGGAGGTTGACCCTATGGCTGATAAGGCCACCGACAAGCCCGAAGACGTCAAGGCGTCTGCGGAAGACACGGCGAAGGCCGCCGTGGGGACCGAGAACAAGACCGTCGAAGCATCGCTCGGCATCAAGGCCAACGGCGAAGGCGCGAGCCTGACCGCTGAGTCGGTCGCCGAGGTGGTGCTTGCGAAGCTGCGAGAGGAGCGGCTTGCCGAGACTCGTGCCGATCGGGCCAAAAGTCCGGCCGTCCACGTGGTTGACGCTGTGGCTGTCAACTCTCCGCAGGTGATCGAGGCCGGGCTGTGCCTTGCCGGTGGGCTTCCCAACGTCGAGAAGGCATTCGATGCCAAGACGCTGGAACTCGCTGACAAGCGGCACGGCCGCGGCTCGCTGCAAGAGGTGCTGATCGAGGCGGCTCGTGCCAACGGTTACACCGGGCACTACCGGATCGACCAGGGCAACTGCAAGGAAGTTCTGGCGAGCGCGTTCTCGACGCACTCGATCAGCAACGTGCTTGCGGCCACCTACGGCAAGTTCATGCGAGCCGGCTTCGATGCCGTCGAGCGTGAGTTTGAGAAGATTTCCTCGGTTCGCTCGGTGCCTGACTACAAGACGATGACCGGCGTTCGCGTGAACGGCGGCTTCGACTTCTTGGACGTCGGACCCACCGGCGAGATCAAGGACGCGGCGGCTTCCGATGAGACTCGGACCATCCAGGCCAAGCTCACCGGGCGGCTCACGAAGGTGTCGATGGTGGACATCATCAACGACGACCTCGGGATGCTGTCTCAGGTGCCGGCTCGGCTCGGTCGTGGTGCGGCTCTCAAGCTCAACACCGACTTCTGGGCGGCCTTCGTGGCCGGCAGTTACGGTGCCGCGAGTCCTGGCGGTGGCAACGCCTTCAGCCTGACTTCCCTCAAGGCCGCCGTGGCCGCGTGGAAGAAGCTGACGGACACCGACGGCAACCCGCTGGGTATCCCGGCGAAGTACCTCGTGGTTCCGCCGGAACTGGAAATCGCTGCTGCTGAACTGATGGCGAGTTCGCTCCTCATCAGCGGCAACACGACTGCCAGCGGCAATGCCAACGTGCTTGCCGGCCGGTACGAGGTGGTCTGCTCGGCTTACCTCACGACCGCCACCACGTGGTGGCTCGTGGCAAGCCCGATGGACCTCCCGGCGATGGAGATTGCCTACCTCAACGGGCAGCGTGCCCCAACGGTGGAATCGGCTGACGTCGATTTCGCTCAGTTGGGCGTGCAGTTCCGCGGGCACTTCTCCTACGGCGTGGCCGTGGCCGAGACCAAGGGTGCCTACAAGATGGCGACCTCGTGATGACAACGGAGTCCCGGCGGGAGTGCAACGCTCCCGCCGGGCTTCGGCTTCGCTCTTTGATCCCTCAACTCTCTTTGGAAAGGATTTATCACGATGGCAACTGCCTCTCGTGTGGCTGATGGCTACAAGCTCGATTACACGCCTTCGTCTGCCGTTTCGGCTGGCGAGATCGTGGTTCTCGGTTCGCTGGTGACGGTCGCTGATTCGGCGATCGCCGCTGATGAACTTGGTGCCGTTTCAACGTGCGGCATCTGGCGGTTTTCCTGCCTTACCGGTTCGACCGGTGCGCAGGGTTCGGCGATCAAGTACTGGGCCACGACCGGCATCGCTTCGGCGTCCACCGGCGTTGACCTCGGCTTTCTCGCCAAGGCTCGTGCCGCTACCGACACGACCGTCGATGTTCTCGTCGTCCCTGGCGGCAACTGATTGACCTAGCCCGGCGGTGAGTCGCTGTAACTGCGGCCACCGCCGGGCGGTCCGTGGTGGAGGCGTTGCCGATGCAAGACATGATGGCGACCGCGGCTACGTGGTTCGAGACGCAGCGGCGGGCTCATCTGTCGGTGAACGCAACGTACTACGCCGGCGGCGTTGGTGCCGGAACTGCTTGCGTTGTCACAGTAGTGACCGGCAAGTGGGACGTGATCGACGCTGCCGGGCAGATGATGCGGATTCAGACTCGGGACATTTTCGTAGCAACCTCGGACTACGCGACGCAGCCGGCGAGAGGCGATCGGATCGTCACGGCGGACGGCGCGACATACGAGGTGATGGTGCCGCCGGGCCGGCAGCAATGCTGGGCGTGGGCGGACCAGAACGAGACGCTGCGGCGGATTCACACGACCAGATTGGCCGACGCATAACCGGAGGGCACCATGCCAGGAATTGACCGCGAGAGCGACCAGGACACGATTGCCGTAACGAACTCGACATCGACCACCGGACGCATTGACCTTCAGCGGTGGGCCGGCGGCGGCTACATCGTGGACAGTCTCGCCACCGGCGTGACGATCACCTGGCACGTGTCAACGTCGCTCACCGGAACGACCTTTGCCTTGAAGGATCGCAGCAATGTGGCTGTGACGCAAAGCGTCACGGACGATACGGCCTATCCGATCCCAGACGAGTGCTACGGGTTCCCGTTTGCGGTGCCCGTCCTCAATGCCGGCTCGGCAACGCTTTATGCTTGCCCGAAGGGCTGATTTCCCGACGTTCCCAACGAAAGCCGATCACGCTACGTTCGGGACGCATGATCGAACACCTTTACCAACTCGCGGCTCACGCTTGGCATTGCGGCGAGTATGACGTCGGCCGCGAGGCGTGCGAAAAGCTCCTTGCCACGGAAGGCTTGTCGAAGTCCCGCGAGGAGAAGGTGCGACGCAACCGCACGTGGTACACGCGGCCGCTCCGCCAGGTGATCGACTGCGAGCCTCGGTTCGTGGAACTGCTGCCGGAGGTGCGGCCGGGATGGTCGCGGTTCAACCCGTGCATCATCGCTGGTGATCGCTTGCCGTTCGTCAACGTGCGGTCATCGAACTATCAGATTGTCGATGGCAAGTATGTCATGCCGCCGGAGGATGGCGAAACTATTGTCACAGACAACATTGGCTGCACGCTCGACCCGGAGACGCTGGCAATCGCCATCCAAGTTCGTGCGGAAGCCGAATACGAACGCACGGCGTTTCCGGTGGACGGACTTGAGGACGTTCGGCTCAACCGGGTAGGCAACGAGTGCGTCGTCTCTGCCACCGTTCGCAACGCAGCACCGCACGATGGCACGTGCCGCATCGGCGTTGCCAGAATGGAACACGGCAACCACGTTGACCTCATCGTCCGTGAAACGATGGACGGCATCCCTGAGAAGAACTGGATGCCGATTCTCGGGCGTCGTGAATGGCTCTACTCGTGCAGCGTGCAAGGCCACACGGCAACGGCGGTGGAAGAGGGCGACACGTGGCGGGTGACGATCGGCTCGCCATCGCCTGCCATCGCTCGAGGGTTCCGCGGCGGCTCGCAGCTTGTGCCGGTCGGCATGGGCCAGTGGCTTTGCATCATCCACGAGGTGGCGCAGGACGGCAACCGCCGCATCTACGAACACCGGTTCGTGCTGTTCCGCGAGGACAGCTGGCGGATCATCGGCGTATCGGAGCCGTTCTGGTTCCGCGAGCATCGAGCCATTGAGTTCTGCGCCGGGCTTGCCGTGATCGGCGGCAGTGCGGTTGCATCGTTTGGCGTGCGTGATGCCGAGGCGTGGCTGGCTGAGTTCCCGTTGGGCGCGGCACTCCATGCCGTGAGGATGCTATGAAAGTCCGCATCGTTACCGGGTATCACCGCCTGGACGCTCACCGCTCGCACGCGGAGTATGCGAGGCTTGGCCACAAACTGCTTTCGCTGCCGGTGCCTATCACGTTCTTCTGCGATCGGCCGGATGGATTCTTGACCGGTCCGACTGTTGATGTGATGCCAGCCGGGCAGTATTGGCTTTCGGAGATGATTTCCAGCCGTCCAAGCGGCATCGAGCCTCGGCTGCCGCGATCCGACAACCCGGAGAAGGACACGCTGGCCTTCCATGTGATTCAGCATCAAAAAACGAAGTGGCTCGCGCAGGCCGCCGTAGAGCATCCGTTCGACATGCTCGTGTGGGTTGATCTTGGCATCTTCCACGTACCGGGCGTGACGGCCGAAGGCGTTCTGTCGCTTGTCGAGCGTGCATTGCGGCTGCCGACCAATCAGGTGACGCTTGCGAGCATTTGGGGGCCGCCAACCCGGACGCATTGCCAGGCTTCGCCTGTTGCCTGGTACTGTGCAGGCGGCGTTGCGATTACATGCGGACTGTGGGCCGCAGCATGGCACGGAATGGTGATGGCGGAAGCGGAGGAGCTTTACCGCACGTGCGGAGCGTTGACGTACGAGGTCAACACGTGGGCCTCCGCGTGGGCCAGGAACCCGCAATTCTTCCGACACTACCTTTGCGACCACAACCAAACCATCTTGGAGGCGGCATGAAAGCCCGCATCGTCACTGGATTCGTGCCGGACGCATTCCCGGCGAAGCACTTGAGCCAGGAGCAATTCCGTAGCCTCGGGGCTCGGCTCAAGGATGCCGCTGGCGATTGTCTCATGGCTTTCGAGACGCCGTTTGCGGAGTGTTGGGTGCCGCAGAAGCTCGACCTAAGACAGTTGCTGCCATCGTGTGCGAACCCTCCGGCCGATCGCTTTGCTACGCCGCAAGACATGGTGCGGAGTAATGCCGTTTTGCTGCAACGGTTCCAGTGGCTTTATGAGGCGGCAGCGGCCGACGATGATGCCGAGGTGCTTGCTTGGGTGGAGTATTCGGCTCTGAAACAGACGAACGTGACTGAGGACGTCATCCGGCAATTCGCTCGGGACTTGCAAGAGGTCAAGCCGTTCGACGGCGTGTGTGCCGGTGGTTGCTGGCCGATCGGGCCTATCAATGATTCCGAGGCCCACTGGCGGTTCGTCGGCTCGTGCTTCGTCGTCCATGCCGATTGGGTGCTGGACTTGTACGAGGCAGTTCGAGAAGTCGTGTTGACACGCACAAGCATCACCGGCCGCCTGTCGTGGGACATGAACACGCTCGCGTTCGTGGAGATTCTCAATGTGATTCCGTTCAAGTGGTTCAAGGCGAACCATGACGAGACGCAATTCCTCAACTATCGAAAGGCGTTGACATGACACCGCTCTGCGAACTGGCACGGAAGCACGCTTGCGACAAGGGCGGCAACCACACGCTCGCGGGCGAGCATTGCCATAACTACACGCCGGCGTATCACGAGTTGCTGGGCCACCGGCGGGACAAAGTGAAGCGGGTTCTGGAAATCGGCGTCCACAAGGGTGCGAGCCTTCGCATGTGGGAGGAGTATTTCCTGAATGCGGAGATTGTGGGCGTGGATATTGACCGGGCGTGCATGTTTGAGACAAATCGCATTGTCTGTCTTTATGGGGACGCTTGTGCCAGTGGAGTTCATGCGGCAATCAAAGAGTTCGGCCCGTTCGACCTCATCATTGACGACGGCTCGCACCTGGCCGCCGACCAGATTCGCACGGCAAACGCTCTGCTGCCGCTCCTCGCTCCTGGCGGCATCTACGTCTGCGAAGACATCGAGATCGACTGCAAGGCGGACTTGATCGGCGAGGCACCGCAGCGGCCGGATGACATCACCGTCCGCTACATCAAAACCGGCATCGGCCTCGGCTCGGCTACCCGTTGTGCTGCGAGGTGTACGGAGTGCCAAGGCACGGCCGGCGAAGTCCTTGTCGTGTGGGAGCGTGCGGTATGAAGATCGGCGTCTATGCCTTGGCGAAGAACGAAGCCGCGAACGTGGCACGCTGGGAGGCTTGCTGCCGCGAGGCTGATGTGCGGGTGGTCACGGACACCGGCAGCACGGACGGCACCGTAGAGGCTCTGCAATCGCTTGGCGTGACGGTCTACCACGGCTCGCCGATCCCGTGGCGTTGGGACGACGCTCACAACCTCTCGCTGATGCACCTTCCGGCCGACGTTGACGTTGCCGTTCGCCTGGACCTTGACGAGTCGATCGAGCCGGGTTGGCGGCAAGCGATCGAGGCTGCGTGGGTGGATGGCTGCACGCAGCTTCGCTACCCGTACCGGTGGGGGCCTGGCGTAGTGTTCCGGCTCGACCGCATCCACTCGCGGCACGGCTACCGCTGGACCGGCGCGACCCACGAAGGCCTCGTGCCGTGGTCCGTAGATCACAAGCCGATCCATACCGAGGCGGTCGTCATTCACCATCACCGCGACCCGAACAAAAAGCACAAGTCGGACTTGACGTTGCTCAAGCAAGCGGTCAAGGAGTCGCCGCACGATGCCAGGATGCACTGGTATCTGGCTCGGGAACTGGACACCGAGAACGAAACCGGCGCGGCCGACGCCTACCGCCACTACCTTGCCATGCCTGGCGGCACGCCGCACGAGCGGTCGTTTGCCTATCGTCGGCTTTCGGTTCTCGACAAAGATCAGCGGCAACGGCACCTACTGCGGGCAGTGCTTGAGTCGCCGGAGCCGGAGGCACGTGCAGAGCTTGCCGCGATGGCCTACGAGATCGGCGACCACGTAACGGCCATTTACTATTCGCGGCTTGCCGTGGCGGGCCAGGAGTGCGACCAGACGCATTCAAGCGACCCGAACGCATACGGCCCGCTGCCTGCCTCGATCGGTGCGAGTGCTGCCGTGGAAGTCGGCCGCTACCGCGAGGCTCTGCGTTTTGCCAAGGTGGCAGCGGCAAGGGCACCGAGCAATCCTGAACTGGCCCGCAACGTAGCGGTGCTGGAATCCTTGGTCACGGAGGACGGGCCGAAGCCCGATTGACATGGCAGCGGTTGAAGCAATCGAGGTGCTTGTGGCGGCGAGCCTTGCTGACAGCCTTTCGCGGTACGACTTCTCCACCGGCATCGCGCCGGAACTGGAATACGTGCCGGACTTTGAGCGGTTGGAAGCCGGCCTGCTACGGGTGTCGGTCGTGCCGGGTGCGGTGGACATCACCGAAGCGGCGCGTGGTGCCAATCTGCACGAGGTGACGGTCAACGTCGTGTTCGCCAAGGCGATCACGAACAACTACGAGCTTCAGGAATTGACTAGGCTACGTGCCGAGGTGGCCGACAAGATTCGCTCCAACATCCTGCCGGAGAGCGTGCCTGCCATGCCGTACGGGATGCAGTTCGTTAGCATCGAGAATCCGGTTCTGTACGATGCCAAGTCCGTCATCCACGGGCGGATTTTCCTGGCTGAGATTGCGGTGACGTATCGCGGGTTGGTTGAGAAGCATGATGCGTGAGCGTGCTACGATGACGGTATGGCACGCCCACGCATCGCACTCCGCGGCTCGATCGACTTTTTCTTTGATCGGAAGCACGTTCAGGACTCGCTGAACGCTGCCGAATACACCGCACTCACCAAGGCGTCGATGAAGGTCAAGGACTTCGCGAGGAAGTCCATCAAGAAGCGTGGCATGGCGAAGTTGTCCAACAACGCCTCGCTACAGATTGCCAGCGGCCAAACGCTATCGATGCTCGTGGCGAATGGTGTCATCAGCGAGCGGGTGCGTGGCACGATCGTCAAGCAGATTCGCAACCCCCCGGCGTCGTCTCCCGGCACTCCACCGCACACCCACACGCCGTACGCCGGCGACCCGGCGAGCTTTGTAGGATTCCGCCGCAACCTCTGGAACTTCTATGACCCGATGAGCCATTCGGCGGTTGTCGGGCCGTCCGCAAAGGGCAGGGCGTTGCCGTTCCTCCATGAGTTCGGCGGTACGGTGAATCTCCGTACGCAAGTCTGGATTCCTCGGTACGGCCGCTCGATGCGGCGGCCGATCATTCGCACGGTGGGTGATTCCGGCGTGATGCGTCCGACGCCGGGGTGGGAGACGATGCGAACCGACACTGCACGCTACCCGGCTCGGCCTTTCATGCGACCGGCACTCCTGAAGGCCGTGCGGCTCGGCCACATCGCCAAGGCGTTCAAGGGAGTTTTCGGCAAGCCGAAGATGAGCGTGGCGGGCATGTCGGCCGGGGGCTGAAAGCGGTAGCGGTATACTGACGTATAGGTACGCTACATCGCACACGGAGCCGCAAAAATGCCAGCCGGCCAGTCCTATCGTCTCGGAAAAAACAACCTTTTCCAGTTCGGCTCGTCCGCTGATACCGAGACCTACATCGCCAACAAGGACGTTCAGAACGTCACGGTGACGGTTGAGACTTCGGCGGAAGCCGAGGTGACGACGCGAGGCTCTGGCGAGATTCAAGAGTTCCTTCCGGTTCGCAAGAACACGGTCTACGAAGTGACCGTCTTTGCCCACGCTGCAACGATGCACGGCACTGGCGTTGTCACGATCAGGCCGACCGGCGCGGGCTCAACCGGAATGCTCGCGACGGGCATGTACTACGTCAACAACATCGGCGAGCCGCAGGAGATCGACGGCGCGATCGTCAACACGATCACGCTCCGCAAGTACGCATTGGGGTGATGCGTGGCTAATGCCGAAAAAATCTACAAGCTCGGCCGGCAGTGCGAGTTGCAAATAGACGGCGAGCCGTATGAAGGCATTGCCGATGTAGTGGTTCGAGAGCGGACCGAAACGCTGGACGTAACCGGGTTCGGCCAAACGGTCGTCAGCGAAATCCCGGTCACTCGCACGTATCAAGTTCTAGTCACGTTCCCGGAAATCCGACAAGCCCGGATGCTGTGGACGCAGCGAGTCGCGCCAGCGGGTGACTTTCTGCTGCCCCGCATATTTGAGATTCAGATCGACGGGTCCGTAATCAACATCAATGAGCGGTTCGTCATTGCGGACATTGACGACGACCAGCCTGTTGACGGGGCTGTTCAACCTCGCATTCAGTTCAACCAGTGGGGGCATTGAGAACGCATGAAATCTTTCAAGGATGCGGAGAATCGGGAGTGGTTCCTTCGCTTGGACTTCGAGACGCTTGAGCGTGTCGAGGCCTCCACGGGCGTCAAGCTGGACGACATCGCCTCGGACAACCCGCAGAGCGTGGTTGCCGTGCAATCGGCAGTCACTCGCGGCAAGGTGCTGTGGGCGATGGTGGAGCCGCAAGCGGTGGAGCGTGGCATCACCCGGGCGCAGTTTGCAAAGGCGATGGACGGCACCGCTATGTACGCCGCTCACAAGGCGTTGCTTGACGAGCAAGTTTTTTTTTCTCCGCCGGAATACCGAGCGATTCTCGAACTGAGCCTGAGGGCTCAGGAGATTCACAACGCAAAGGCGGTGGAGGCGGCGAAGGCGGAGGCGGCGCATCTTCTGTCCGATGCCTCTGCCTTGAAATTGCCGGAGTTATCGGAGTCCATCCAGCCCGTTGGAGCCTCGGAGAGCTAGTAGTGGCTTCCCGTGGCCGGCAGCGGGAGTCTTGGAACCACACGTGCGCGATGCTGGCTCAGATGGCGGAGATTCACCGCGACCCTAAAAAGCGATCCAGGCCGTTTGACGCGGCGGAGATGCACCCGATGCGAACAAAATCGAAGACGCCGGAGATTGGCGTTGCTGACCTTGTAGCAATGGGAGCGATGACATGAGCAGCTTCGGCGGAGTCGTCGCGGGTAAGGCTTTTGTCCGTCTGTTCATGGACGACGGGCCGTTTCAGAAGAGCCTCAAGGATACGAGCCGACGCATCCAAGGCCTCGGCCGTCCGCTTGCGGACCCGACGGGGAGGAGCAGGCTGCAGGCGACTAGTGCCGGGCTGATTACCGGTGGTGCGAAGATGCTTGGCGGCGGCCTGGCTCTCGGCACGCCGATGGTGATGGCGGCTCGTGCGGCTGCCACGTTCCAAGACTCGCTGCTTGAACTCAAGGGTGCGGTGTCGAGCCTTTCCCCGCAGCAGTTTGAGGCCGTCCGTGCCTCCGCGATCCGCATGTCGAAAGACTTGAAAGTCGGGCCGGCGGACGCTGCCGCTGCGATGACGTTGCTCATCAAGGCTGGCATGAGCGTTGAGGATGTTTTGAAGGGTGCCGGCCGCGCTGCGGTGGAGTTTGCCAAGGTCGGCGGCGTCGATGCTGCGACTGCTGCCGAGTTCATGAAGGTGTCCATGAACGTGTTCGGAACTTCTGCCGAGGAGGCCGTCAACACGCTCTCGGCCGCGGCGGACGCGAGCGAAACCAGCATTGCCCAGATGGTCGAGGCGTTCCCGCAGATTGCATCGGTTGCCAAGGGCACCGGTCAAAGCCTGTTCGGGTTGTCGCAAGCCATCGCGGTACTCGCTCGCTACGGGATGACGGGAGAAGAGGCAGGCACCGGCATCAAGACGGTACTCACGAAACTGCTGGCACCGACGAACGACGCCAAGGAAGCCCTGGCAACGCTGGGGCTTTCGATGAACGACTTCGTGGACGCTTCTGGCAAGCTGTTGCCGATCTCACAGATCGCTGCCTTGTTTGAGAAGCGGCTTGGCGGCATGAGCGATTCCGCCAAGGAAGCCATGCTCGCGAATGAGGCGTTGGTCAAGGTGTTCGACGTTCGCGGCATCAAGGTCATCCAGGCGTTCGCCGATGCCGGCCAAAAGGGCTTCGGCGACATCGCGACGGAAATGGAGAACGCCCGCAGCGTAGCCGAGAAGTACGCGATCATGATGGAGGGGCTCACCGGCTTTTTCGCCGGGCTCTACGCAGCGACCATGCGGCTTGCAGATGCGTTCGGTACGTCGCTCGGGCCGAGCCTTCGCATCATCCAGCCGTTGCTCACAGGGCTGATTGACACTGCGGCGTGGCTCCTGGCGAACGTGCCAGGGCTTTCGACGGCACTGGCAACGCTGGCCGCAACGCTCACTGCATTCGGCGGCGGAATGCTTTTGGTGGGCGGCGGCGTTTCGCTGACGGTCAAGGCGTTTGATGCCATCATCAAGTTCGGGCCGATGGTGGTTGCCGCGTTGGCACGCATTCGCTTTGCCATGTTCGCAACCGCTCGATCGGTCAAGGCTCTGATGGCAAACCTCGGGCCGGTGGGCTGGGGGCTGCTTGCGGTCGGTGCCGCGGTCGAGGCGTACGTCTTGTGGGGCGGTGACAACAAAGCCGTCGAAGAGGTCAAGCTGGCACGCGACGAAGAGAAGCAGTCGCTGGCGGACGCTGGCGGTGGCGTCGGCATGGCAACGACCGCCGGCCAAAAGCGAGGCGACACCTACGGCACGTTCGGAGGCGGTGCCTTGGGCCAGCTTGGCATCGGTGCTTCGCTCACCGCTGCGATGGAGACTGCCGGCAATACGGCCCGCATGGCGAGTTCTCTTGATGAAATCAAGCGGAATACCGCGGCCTCGGCCGAGACCGCACGAGCGACTGTGCGAACCGGCGGAAGCGGCGTGCGTGGTGGCGTTGCCGCCGTGAGCGATCGCGGCCTGCTGTCTGCCGCGGAGCGGGCCGCACTGGCTGGCGAACGCACCAACGAAATCCTGCGGCAGATTGCATCCCGCACGAGCCAGCCGCTGGCCTTTGCCTAAGAGGATCAGATGGCCGAAACGCCAAGGAACGACATCGAGCATCGCGAGTCCGGGTCAGGCTCGGTATCGCGAGACGGCGGAATCGTCGCCAGGAGTGCCGAGCTTCGGTGGATGATTCACTCCATGAGCGGCTATTCGGCTGCCGAGGAGCGGGCTTTGACGCTGGCTCCGACGCTTTACTTCGGCCACCGCCGTACCAATCTGAGCGTTCGGCCGGTCTCGGGCAGCTGGTATGCGGTGACGGCGGATTACGCCAATGTTGGCATTGATCTGTATGACGATGGCGAGTCCGTGGAGAACGACGACGGGGCGACGATCGTTCCGCACTCAGTTTCGGTTGAGTTCACGGACGGCACTGAGCATGTGACGCAAGCGTGGTCAGACTCCGGCGACCCAGACGCCTACGTCACAGGATACGCAGCGACTGGTTCCGCACCGCTTACCTACGGTGCGATCAATACAAGTGGCAACCAAGTCAACGGCGTTGACATTCCGGTCGGGGCGATGCAGTTCTCCGAGACGTGGATGATGCCGGCAAGCTATTTGCTGTTCGGGGCCGGCGGTGGTGCCGACCCGTACATCAAGACGCTTTCGGACATGAATTGCACCGTCAACTCCGACACGTTCCGGGGCTTCGAGCAAGGGTCCGTTTTGTTCCGCGGGGCCAGGTGGGAGGCCTCGGCAACGGCAACGATGGTTCCGGTCACGTTCCGCTTCGACGTTCGCAGAAGGCGGACCGATGTAGGCATCGGCGAGATTGCCGGCATTTTCAAGGACGGTTGGGATTATCTCTGGGTCGAGTACGAGAACGAGGTGGAAAGTAACAGCCTTATTCGCAAGCCGAAGTTCGCCTACGTGGCCCGCGTGATCGAGCGGAAGCCATTTGCAAACCTGAAGATCGGCAGCGAGTGGAGCAACCTCTACCTATCGACGCATGAGTTTACGCACCCGCTCCAATCGGCTGGCTTCGGGGTGGCGTAATGAGCGATCCATTTCGCCGCGTGGCACCTGGCGAGAGGCTGACCATCCATGCGGCGGCGTGGAACCGCACGATGGATGTCGTCTCTCCGCGTGCGGACTTCGGCGGAGCCCAGGCCGCAGATGCCTTGCTCAACTTTCGGGTCGCCGTCCGCAACGACACGACGGGCTTGGCCGACATTTACTCAGTGTTGAAGATCGGCAACGCAATCATCTCGCCTACCGGCGGGGCCGGCGGGCAATTCTCAGCGGTGCCGGTTTTTATTGGCACCGAGCCTGACGAAGATACCGGTGCTGGTTTCTGCGTACTGGCGGCACCATGTGCCACCGGTGCCTATGCAATGGGGGCAGTGGCAGGCGTCACGCCTGTCAAGCTAAACGTCATAGACGCGGACCACAGGTACGCAAAAGCGAAAGACGGCGACATCACGGAATTGCAGACAGCCGTGGCGGGGCCGGCGTTCATCCTGTGGAAGGAAAGCGGCACCGGCGGTGGGAAGTGGGGTTACGTGCGGCTTGGCAATGACGATGAGTCGTTCCGGCTTGGCCGCGTGACCGGTGGAGCGTCCGGGGCGTGGGCAAAGGACACGACCGGATCGGTGGAGCCGATTGACGAGAACGGAACGGCGTTGGCGACTGGCATCTTTGAGGCGAGCAACTGGTTCGCGGATGTGACGATAGCGACCGGTTATGCCCGGGTGGCGTGCCACAAGTTCGGGCCGAAGTGGTTCCTCATCGCCGCGGAGTGCTTGCCGTAATGGGTGGCTTCCTATTCGGTGCGTGTTCGTGCCATTGCGATGCCTGCGGGGACTGCTGCAATTGCATAACGTACATCCCGCTCGGCGCAGTCATCACTGAAAATCACTACAGCACGCAATGTTGTGCCTACATCACGGCCGGCATCGTTGCCGGTCAAGGCTACCCGGCAACAATCCCTATTGGCATCCAGGGCACATGGATTTCTTCGTCGCTATTCAACGTGCCTATCGACGTAGGTTCTACGTGCGTATCCTCGTACTATATTGACTACTACCACGTTGACGGCGAGCCTGCTGAACACCAGCACCTTACTACAACAAGCCGGTCGATCCTCATGACTATCGGCACGGCACTGGTTGAAATATTTCTTGGCAGCGACTGCTGCCCAACGAGCATTCAGGTTCACGACCCGGACGGCTACTTGACCGATCCGGTCTTGGGGTTTGGGCCTGCAACAATCGAAGGCTATTTTGAGGCAGGATTCAACAATGGCACTGGCGGGCCATATGACCTGGTCATATGCCCAGATCCGCCGCGTGGTGTCTGCTGTGTCGATGGCGTGTCAATCGGAGAACAGATAACCCAGTTCTATTGCGAGACGAACGGCGACGATATCAACCCAGGCACATGGTACGAGGACGGCACCTATGACCCCAACGACCCTTGCAGCGGTGACCCATGGCCGTGATCGCCGGGAGCCGCAAGGTGTTCGTGGCGAAGATGGCGAGGCGTGGCTACACGCTCAATGAGGTCGCCGCGTGCATCACAAGCGACGACGGCACGACCATAGCAGTGGACGTTGACCACCCGGCATACCCGCGGGAGGCAAGGCTGGGCTTCTCGCCGCCATCGCTCGCCCGCAAGGCCGCCAACTTCGCCAAGGCCGCCATGCGGCACATCGCCGATCGTGGCCGGCAGTGCACGCCAGCAGAGGTCGAGGCCCGGTTCGCAATTTGCGAACAATGCCCGCTCTACGTGGATCATCACTGCTCGCACCAGAAGTGCGGCTGCAAGATCAGCAAAAACCTTGCCCTCGTTTCTAAGTTGTCTTGGGCCAGCGAGTCCTGCCCCGAGGGAAAGTGGTCCGCAATCCCTCTTCCCAACGAAGCCGATTCACGTTCAATTCCGCCGCAACCGGAGGCGGACCCGTGCCACCAAAAGACCATCACGTAACGATCCACAAGCGGCGGTGGACGATCCGCTTCACGAAGCTACGCGGCGGTGCTGCTGGGTGGTGCGATTGGGACAAGCGGCTCATCCACATCGACAGCAGGCTCAAGGGCCAGGCCAAAGTTGACACGATCGTCCACGAGATTGTTCACGCAACGATGGGCGAACACGCCTCCGAGGAGTGTGTGACCGAGGCCGGGCGAGTTGCTGCGTCGGTTATCCATCGGATTCTCAAGTACCGGGAGCAAGCGAATGGCGCGTGACGCAATCACATCAATCGTCAAGAGGCTTGTGCAAAAGCACCCGGACCACCCTGCACGAGGCATTGCCAGGATGGTTGTGAAGGAGACACGCAACGCCATCACGCTAGAAGCCGCTCGCCGCCGCGTGCGTGGCTTCCTTGGCACTGCAGGCGTCAAGGCTCGCAAGGAATACAAGGACAAGACGCCGCGCGAGCCACGCCAGGCGGGCGTCGTCTACAACCTCCCCACGTCGATAGCAGAGCCGTGGACCCCGTACGACCTCGGCGTAGCCGGACGCATCGGCATCATTTCCGACGTTCATATTCCGTACCACTCGGAGAACGCCGTGCTGGCGTCGGTCGGCTACCTCAAGAAAGCCAAGGTAGACGCTGTTCTCGTCAACGGCGACATGGCTGACTTCTATTCCATCAGCCGGCACATGAAAGACCCACGGCAGCGGGACTTCTCAGGCGAGTTGACATCGTGCCGTGAGTTCCTTGGGTGGCTGCGGCAACAGCTCCCGAAGATTCCGATTGTCTACAAGGCTGGCAACCACGAGGAACGCTGGCAGCACTACATCTGGCAGCACGCGCCGGAGTTGTCCAAGGAAGCCCGCATGTCGTTGCAGGCGTGGTTGGACTTGCGTGACCACGGCATCGAGATGGTTGAGGACAAGCGACCGGTGCTGCTTGGCAAGCTGCCGGTGCTGCACGGTCACGAGCTGCCAAACGGCATCGCCGCTCCAGTGAACCCTGCTCGCGGTGCGTTCATGCGGACGCTGCACACCGTGCTGGTGGGACACTCGCACCGCACGAGTGCTCATGCCGAGGCCGACATGTGGCACGACGAGACGGCGTGCTGGTCAACCGGCTGCCTTTGTGACCTGACGCCAGAGTACGCACGCATCAATCGCTGGAACCACGGCTTTGCAATGGCGACCGTCGAAAGCGATGGCGAGTTCGGGATTGAGAACTTCCGCATATCAGCCAATTGGAAGGTGAGATCGTCATGACCCGCACAAGCATCATCGGCCTTGCCGGCCACATCGGAGCCGGCAAGACGCTGGCCGCCAGCATGGTTCCCGGTGCAACGCATCTCCAATGGAGCGATGCGGTGTACCGCGGCATCGCCGCCATCCTTGGCGTCGAGGAAGCCATCCTCCGCGACCGTCGATGCAAGGACGCCACGATCCGCGTGGCAGGCATGGACTTGTCGCCGCGGCATCTGCTGCGGACGCTCGGCACCGAATGGGGCCGGGAGATGATCCACTACGACTTGTGGGTCCAACTCACGATGGACCGTATTCGGTTGCTGCGGGAAAGCACCGGTTGCCGCCGGTTCACCATCTGCGGCACCCGGTTCGGCAACGAGGTTGCCGCGATCCGCGAGCGTGGCGGCGAAGTGTGGTGGATCGAGCGGCCGGGCCTGTCGGCAGGCGAACACGTTTCGGACCAGCTTCTCACGGCCGACCGGTGCGATCGGGTGATCGACAACATCGGCACCGTCGATGACTTGCGGCAGGAAATCGAGGCTGCGTGGGAGGCGTTTGCCACCGGCCGGGCACCACTGAACGCCCGTATAGAATAACGGTAAGGAGACCGCCAGTGTACCAGCAGTCGGAAGGCGTCTATCGGCGGTCGAAGTTCGGCCGCGATCCGCTTTCAACGCCAGCCACAAGCGGCATCCACCCACACGTTCACGGCCGACATTCGCACGGCATCGGTTGCATCACGAGCCGACCGTCAACCGAGCAGGAATACGAGGCTTGGCTACGTGGTGTCACCATCGCCCAACTGATCGAGGAGCAAAAGCAAGATGGCAAATAGTCTGACCGCAAGCGGATCGACCCGGCTTTCGTGGACGCTCACCGACACGCAAGCGGTAGGCACTGTCAGTCGCGGTGCCACTATCAGCACCTCTCGCACGATCACCAACGGCACCGGGCCGGATCAAGCGACCGCAGGCTACACGAACACTCACACCGTTACCGGAACGGCAACGCTTGAGCTGGACTTCGCCGGCATCGAATACAGTTCGTTTGGGTCGACAGGCCTCGTTGCGTTTACCTCCATCAAGGAGATTCTCGTCAAGGTTGCCGCGACAACCGGGGCTCAGTTGTTCGTCGGCTACGCAACCGGCGTGACCGGCCACCGCGTTCCGTACGGTGGCGAGTACCACATGTGCAGCTACACGACCGGCATCGCTGTGAGCGATTGGGCCGGCTCGGCGTTGCGGATTCACAACCCAACGTCAACCGACGTGAGCATCGACATCGCGATCATCGGCGTGGGTTCGTATTCGTCCTAGTCCCAAGGTGACACATGAACTTCCTTGACAAGCTCAGGCTCATTGGCGAGTGGTCGCCGATGCTCGCCATCCTGCAACAGTACGCCGCCGAGCCCGACGGGCACAAGAAGGTGCTTGTGGTCATGGATGCGGTGGAGTTCCTGGCAAGCAAGTCCGAGACCAAGCTGGATGACGGCATTGTCACCCGGCTGGAGGCGATGCTCCGCACGCCGCAAGGCGAGGACTTCGTGAAGTACGTCATCGACCAGATTCAGAACATGATGCCGGAGGGCGACAAGTGATCGACCTCGAAGCGGCAGCACAGATTGCGGTGGGTGCCGGGCTTGTCGGCTACGGCCTGTGGGAAGGCTGGAAGAGGCTGCCAGCGTTCCGGCTGCCGTCGCTTGGCAAGGCTGCCAGCGTTGACGGCGACGTGCATACCGTCGTCAACATCTCCATGCGGCTTGATGCTGCTGGGCGATCCAAGGCTGCCGACCTGGCCCGTGCGTTGGTTCAGGAAATGCTTTCGCCATCCAAGGGCAAGTGAGCGTGAAGCCTTTCGTCCTAATCGCCGCCGGTCTGTTCGTGCTGTTCGGCGTGCCGGACGTATCGCAATTTAGCGATTGGCTGCCGGTTGCGGTGGTCAAGCCGGTGGAGGTGGACGCCGTTGTCTACGTGTTCGAGAAAGACGAACACGTCGTATCTCCCGCAGTCCGTGCGGCGTTGAACACGCTCAATCGCCGCAACGTGCTTGCGACTCTGTTTGAGGATGACACCGTATCGGGCGATGGCGACGTGCCGGAACAGTATCGCCTTCCGCTAGAGGCTGCACGCAAGGCCGGGTTGCCGTGCCTGGTTGTGATGGCGGGCGGCAAGGTGCTGCGGGTGGTGGCGAACCCGACCGCCGAGCAGATTGAGGGGGTGGGGAAGTGATTGACTCGTTCGCTCCTATCGATCCGAAGCTGGTGGACGTTGCGGTCCCAGAGGACGGGTATCCGGCTGATCTTGCTGCTGGCGACACGCCGGATGTCGTCTGGGACATGTGCGGCGATG